ATCATGTGCGTAGAGTGGCGCATCCGGGGTCACGAGGACTCACTCTACACCTACTTCCACGACGCCATCGACAACGGGCCCCTCGCCCACAACGACACTCTCCCACCGTGGGTGGGCGACAGTCGTTTTCACCTCGCGCATCGCTCCAACCTGATGCGTAAGGACCCCATCCACTACTCCCAGTATTACGCTGGGGTTCCCAACGACCTGCCCTATTTCTGGCCGACAAAGGAGGCCGACTATGAGCACTACTTCCTCGCAGCCTAAGTACCCAGACATTCGCGTTCTGGTGAACCTCGACGGCCCAGAAGGCAACGCCTTCTCTATCCTTGGTTGCATCCAGCGCGAGCTCAAGCGCGCCGGAGTGAGCAAGGATGAGCGAGATGAGTTCATCAACTCCGCAACGTCAGGCAACTACGACCACCTTCTCTCCGTGTGCGGTGAGTGGGTCACCTTCGGGACCTACTAGTGTCTGGCCCGATGCCTATGCCAGCGCGTGAGAGGTATTACCCTGGCACGAAGTGGACGGTCAGGAGTGACTACTTCGAGGTTCCGCAGGAACTGCGAGGTCGTCGGGTCGTCCTGTTCACAGAGATTTTGAGCGAACCTCCACTTGTAGAAGATGGTGTGGGTATCCTTTACACCTACGCTTACTTCGACGGTGAGAGTCCTGCAGAGAATCTCATCAGGATTGACGACCTTTGCTGGCTTGAGTAGTTGCTTGTTTTCCCTGCAAAACCGACTATTATGTGTGGTAACGCAATCAACCAATACCTGGAGGTATTGAGATGGGACACAACCTTTTCGGTGAGCGCTTCGCTGACGCTCGCAAGCCTGCCTGGCATGGCCTGGGTCAGGTTCTTAACGAGGACCTTTCGGCGACAGAGGCACTTGACCGCATTGGCGGTTACGAGGTCAAGCTCGCTCCGGCAACTGCTGGCGGCGTAGACCTCAACAGGAACGCTATCCTCCGTAGCCCGACGCCCGAGGATCCTGAGACTCGTGTGTTCGGCGTTGTGGGTGAGAAGTACACTCTCCTCACCCCGCAGGACATCTGCTCCATCTATGACGAGCAGGTTTCCAAGCCTATCGAGACCATCGGTGCGCTTGGCGCAGGTGAGACGTTCTTCCTCTCGACCCAGCTGCCTACGCTGGATGTCAAGGGTGACGAGATGGAAAACTACCTCCTTATCTCGAATCCCATGACCGGACTCATGTCTGCCGAGATCCGCGTCACGCCGGTGCGCGTCGTGTGTCAGAACACTCTGATTGCCTCTGACCACATGGCGACCCAGAAGCTCAAGATTGTCCACGACAAGACTGCCAAGCAGCGTATGGCAGAGTGGCTGCGTGAGACCTACAGCGTCGCAGAGACGACTGCGAAGGTTCTCAAGGATCTGTTCGAGGTCATGGCCTCGACCAAGATTAAGAGCGCAGACGCTGACCAGCTGTTCGAGGCTTCCTACCCGAAGCCTCCGGAGCCCAAGAAGAACGCCACGGACAAGATCTACGAGCAGCGCGTCAAGTGGTGGGATGAGAACGTCAAGCTGGTTGAGCGGCGTCGTGAGGGTGCGAAGACGCTGTTTGAGGGTATGGGCACCGGCATGGACACCAAGGCGGCGAAGGGTACGCTTTGGGGCGCCTACAACGCCGTTGTCGAGACCGAGGACTACAGGCGCGGTCGCGGAGACGACCAGGTGGGTGCGTCTGCTGTGTTCGGCGAGCGGGCCGCTACCAAGAAGCGCGCTTTCTCCTACGCGACTGACCTGGTCGCATCCTAGTTCACAGAAGGGGTGGGTGATGGGAGAGTCCTGTCACCCACCCTTTCCGTATTTCTGGAGGTAACATGCCACCACAGGGCAACATTGTTCAGAGAACGCTCAAAGGTGAGAAGAAGCCCAAGCCTGAGTTTCATGCGTGGGTTGAGGACCGTTTTATCTACTACACCCCAACCTCCACAGCGAACGAGGTTCGTGAGTGGGAAGGTGTCAGGTGGGATGGTCAGAAGAATGCCTGGCGTGTCCCTAAACTGACGCGCCTTGCTAAGAAGATTATTGAGTCAGATGAGAAGGCAAAGGTGTCCGCAGACGTCCTTGCCCTCTCTATGAAGGGGTGGGAATGTAGTGACAGCGAGTGTGAAAAGTGCATCGAGGCTGCACAAAAGCATCCGATGTTCTCCAGCCTGTACGCTTTCCAGCAACTCGCTGTCCTTTCCATGATAGCAAGACCACACCACGGTTTGATGCTCGCCCTGTCACCTGGGTTGGGCAAGACGCCAACTTCTATTGTTGGCGCAGAGTTGTGGTCAGAGATGCATGGCGAGAGTGGCAAGATTCTTGTCGTCTCCCCTTTGCCTCTTATCTACAACTGGCAGCGTGAGTTGCAGAAGTGGTCGTCCAGGTATTTCGAGGTTGAGATGCAGCACAAGGGCGACCCAACTGACGACACAGAGAGTCGCTGGACTGTCACTAACTATGACACCATCATGGAGCGTGTCCAGGACCAGACGACGAAGAGGTGGTCAGCGAGTGGCAACCTTAAGCCTTCCTACGACCTCGAGTGGGATGTTGTCATCTTTGACGAGAGCGTTCTGCTCAAGAATCGCAAGGCAAAGAGGACACGGGTTGCACGCACCCTAGGTCGGGTAGCGAAAAAGGTGGTTCACCTCTCTGGTGCCCCCATCGTCAAGGACAACTCTGACATCTGGTCACAGTTTACTATCCTTGAGCCTGACTACTTCACCTCTTTCTGGGACTTCGCTAACGAGTTCTGTGTGGTGGTTCGCACGGCCTGGTCGAATGGTCAGATCGAGGGGTCACGCAGAGGCAAGTCAGTCAGAGATGAGTTCTCGGACATCATGTTCGTCCGTAACCAAGAGCAGGTGCTTCCGGACCTGCCTGACTACATTTACCAGGATGTCGAGCTACCGCTCACGCGCAAGCAGCAGAAGGCTCACGACGATATGCTCGACACCTGGCTGCACGAGTTGGAGGTCAATCGTGACAAGCGCGTAGAGGCGACAGCAGTTATCGCCATGCTTGTCAGGTTGCAGCAGATCACCTCTAACCTCTACAACCTGCGAACTACGGGTCACGAGTGGCCTGATGAGTCAAGCAAGTCTGACTTCATGGAACACCTGCTCGGCGAAACAGGTTCGGTAGGTTGGCCCGTCCTCATCTGGACACACCAGAGGCCAGCAGCAAAGGCTCTGTACGACAGGCTGCAAAAGCACGCTGCTGGCAAGAGCAAGTTTAAGACAGAGTCACACCTGTACGGTAAGCGCATCGAGCTTGTCTACGGGGGCATGGGTACCAAGGGCGACGAGATTCTCGAGGCCTACAAGGCAGGCGAGGTGGACGTCCTCATCCTGGGTATCCAGGTTGGCAAGTACGGGCACACCTTGGTCAATACCAAGACAGTCGTCTACTACGAGAAGACCTGGGACTCCGACGCCTTCACGCAGTCACTCCATCGCGTGAGGCGCAACGGCCTTAAGCACAAGCCTGTCCTTATCTCACTCCGTTGTCGTAACACAATTGACGACTTCGTAGAGATGAACCTTGCTGGCAAGTTGCCTAGCATCGCAGACCTGACAGGCGCAGACCTTGCCAAGTTGCTTCGTGCGCTGGGCGAGGACCACCTTGACGACGACAACGCATGAGACACGATTTACGAGGTCCCCTTGCCCGTACCATATCGTTGCACGGTCGCGGGTGAGGGCGCCTCGTATATCGCGTCTCACGCATCCTCATAAGGAGAGTAGAATGCAACTGCATACTGTAGATGTCGAACCAATGACCCTTGAGGAGTATTTTAACCAGGGGTTGTTTTACTTTTCAGAGTCACAGCAAGAGGCATACGAGATTGCTAGGATGCCTTACCCTTATGTTGTGAACGCAGCAAGAAAGTTGGTTAAGGACTACGGAGAAGAATTCACAGGCACAACCCTTTACCACGCTCTCGCGCGAAAGGCTTGTCCTGGGGCCCACCAGATAATTTCTCTCCTCAACAGCGGCATCAAGATTGGTTACTGGCTTGGTGCACCTGACGCGAGAAAAAAGCGAACAGTCAGAGCACTCGCTATAAAGGCCGCTAATACTCTTGACCTTGTTCTCAAGTTCGAGCATGACGAGAAGAGTGCTATCCTCTGGTTCTGGGCTGAGGACGTACCTCCTATCACGTTCCGCGAGAAGTAATGTATGATGCGTAGGCCCAGGGGTGGAGATGTGTGGGGGCGCTGTGTGCCCGGCGCTCAAACTTCCTCACTTGGTTGGCGTTGGCCAAGTTCCATTCCATGGCGCCCCTGGGCACTATAACACCAACGTAAGGGCACGAGGACGCTATACACAATGGCTACAAGAATTATTGCACTAGACCTAGGACTTACCACAGGTTACGCCGTTTTGGACATGGGCAACAACCTTCACGGGCACGGAGTGTTTACAGAAGAAGATCTTGATACTGGCATTGTTCTTCTTCTTTCTAAGTACACTCCAACCTATACAGTTTGTGAGAGGCCTGTTGTTTTCAGAGGTGAGTTGGGTGACAAGTTGCAGAAAGTCATCTTGACTGCTGACAGGCTCCTGTCACCTTTTGGCACGAACAAGTGGATTGGCCCAGACGTCTGGAAACCAACACCGCATGGTCGGGCAGAAGTTCCGAAGAAGATTACTGCACATGAAAGGGATGCAATCAGGATGGGACTGTGGTTTGTCTCCTGGCTCAAGAGAAGTTGAGACGGCGCGAGATTTCCTGATACGTTTTTGATATGGGCACATTTCACACTACAGTTACAGAGCGTAACTCTTTCCGTACATGCCGGCGTGCCTGGCACCTCGGCACAGTAGAACGCCTTGCCCCTCGGCAAGGTAGGCAGTGGTACTTTATGTTCGGAGACATGGTTCACGCAGCTCTTGAGACGTACTACAAGAGTGACCGTGACATTGGTCACGCCATAGAGACACTCAAGGATCACTGGGAAACCTTTGACGCTGAGATTCGTGAGTCAGAGTTTTCACCAGAGGTTGGCGAGGAGTGGTACGCGGAGTATGAGAAGGCATCGCAGATGCTTCTCTACTACGACAGGTACGACAAGGCTCACCCTTTCTTCGACAAGGTGCTGGACATGAGCATCGAGGAGAGGTCGTACATTCCGATCCTCGACCCAAAGGGTAACGAGACAGGCGGGTACCTGTCAGGTCGAATAGATATGGTTGTAGAGCGTGAGGATGGGGTGTGGGTGGTTGACCACAAGACCTTGTCCGCGCCTCCGTCAGACAGCGCACTTGATATTGACGACCAGATCACAGGTTACTGCTACATCTATTACCGCATGACTGGAGTCATACCCCGTGGGGGTATGTATAACGTCCTTATCAAGGACCCTCCCAAGCCTCCTCGCGTGCTCAAGAACGGGTCGCTGTCGAAGGACAAGAGTCAGCGCACGACCTACGACCTTTACTGCATTGCTCTTGAGGAGCATGGCCTCGTTGGCAACATCGAGGAGTATACAGAGATTCTTGACTATCTCGCTGAAAAGGGTTGGTCGCAGTTTTACCTCCGTATGCAGTCGGAGAGAAACATCGAGCAACTCGCTGAGTTCGAGAAGCACTTGTTCCATGAGTACGCAGACATGGACGAGGCGCTCCAATTTCCGGAGCAGTTGTATCCGAACCCATCCCAGTACACTTGCCCTAGGTGTCAATACCTTCCAATCTGCAAAGCGATGGAAGAGGGCAGCGACGCGGACTTCATTAAGAACAATGCGTTTCAGGTACTGGAGCCACGACACACACTTCCAGAGGAGTTGGCATAATGCCAAAGAGTGCAGCACAGGCTGCTAGTGAGAGTGCATCGAAGAAGAAGATTAAGGCACTCATCTACGGTCCCCCGAAGCACGGCAAGACAAGGTTTCTGGGCACAGCAGTTTTGGACCCACGAACAAAGCCAATCGCCATCCTCGACTTCGAAGGTGGCGTCCTGGACGTCCTTGACGGACTCCCAGGTGGGCCCAACGGTCCAGATTGGTACCACATCCCCATCACGTCCTGGGAAGACTTTAACGAGGCCTATGAGCGCCTTCTGCAGAACGAGGAAGGCTTTAAGGCTGTCGCAATTGACTCCCTGTCTGAGGTTCACGTTTTCGCTCTGATGAATCTTCTTGACGATAAGAGCATCCGGCGTGACTCGAAGGACAAGGACCTTATCCACCAGCAGGACTATGGCAAGGCGATGGTGCAGATGCGAAGGCTCACGAGGTCTTTCCGTGACCTGCCCCTGCACGTTTTCTACACCGCCCACCACAAGGAAGAGATTGACAGCAAGGAGGGCATGGTTAAGATGGTTAACCTGTCCGGTAAGCTTGCTACTGAGATTCCCGGCATGATGTCTCTTGTCGGGTACCTTGCTCTCGCCCAGAATGACGAGGGCAAGACCTACAGGACTTTGCTTATTCAGAACTACGCAAAGATCCGCACAGGTGTCCGTACTGCATGGGGTGTTGAGGCTCCTGACGAGATAGAGGACCCAACGGTTACCTCTGTCCTTGACGCCCTGCACTACGAGTAATCCACGATTGGTAAGGAGACTAGAAGTGGGACGAGTTAAGATTGACTTCTCTGACGTTCAGGACTTCGACGTTCTGGATGAGGGTGAGTACCCGGTTGTTATTTCTAAGGCCGAGTTTAAGCCCGCCCGCGAGGAGGGCAAGTTCCCGTATATCAACCTCGAATTGGATCTCACGGAGGAGCCCAACAAGGGGCGCAAGCTGTGGATGATCCTGTCTTTCTCGCCAAAGGCACTCTGGCGCATGAAGGACGTTTTCGAGAACCTCGGCATCTACGACGACTCTCTTGAGGTCGACTACGATGAAGAGAGCATGCTTGTCACGCAGCCGGAACTCGCAGGACTTCCTGGCGTCGCAGTTGTCACCCACCGCGAGTGGGAGGGCAAGACCCAGACCCAGGTAGACGCGCTGATTTCCTCTGACGACAAGCCTGGCAAGAAGGTTCCGTCCGGCAACAAGAGGAAGTTTCAGTAATGACTACGAATTGGGATGACAAGTTCCTGAACAGCGATATGCCTACCCCTTCGGGTGACAAGTCTGGTTTCACGGCACTTGGTCATGCTGGTTCTGACTCATACGCTGGCCTTGAGACATTCCCTAACCCGGGGTGTCTCTCGGTCGCGTATGAGTCGGACGAGGTGACTGCTGTGTGCCCTGTGACTGGGCAGCCTGATTTTTACGGAGTGCAGGTTAGCCTGTTTCGGACAGATCTGCTTGTTGAGAGCAAGTCGCTTAAGATTTGGTTCCGCGACCTGCACAACAAGGGTATCTTTTGTGAAGGCCTTGCTGTCCACATCAGGGACGCGATTGCTAACGCTGTTGGCCTTGACGAGGACGAGAGGCATGAGCAGATTCAGGTCACGCTGACCCAGAAGTCTCGTGGCGGAATTTCTATCACCTCTATTGCGTGATGAGTACCCAGATTACACGCAGGGTGCGTTTTGAGGCAGCACACTTTCTGCCTGACCACCCGAGCAAGTGCTCTCGTATCCATGGGCATTCCTGGCAGGCGTGGATCTTCCTTGAGGGGAAGGTCCACGAGTCAGGCCCAGACAAGGGACTGATTGTGGATATGGGGGATGTTGGTCGTTACTTCTCTGAACACCTCGAGGAGCATCTTGACCACCAACTCCTGAATGACACTCTGCCTAGCGATTACCTGCCACCGACAACTGAGAATGTCGCCAGGTATCTGTATGACAGGTTTAAGAATGTCTTTCCGCAGGTAGTTAGTGTCCAGGTGCGTGAGACAGAAAACCAAGAGGCAATCTACAATGGGTGACAGCACGCTGAGAGTAACAGAGTTGTTCGGCCCAACTGTGCAAGGTGAGGGTAGGTTTGCAGGTGTCCCTTCTTACTTCGTCCGCTTTGCTGGTTGCGACCTTCGCTGTTCTTGGTGCGACAGTCCTCATTCTGTCTTGCCGGAGTTGTTTAAGGACACAGCAGAGTCCTTGACGGCAGAGCAGATTTCGGACAGGATTTCTCTTTTGCCTGCTGGGCCTGAATGGGTTGTCCTGACTGGGGGCAACCCAGCGCTGTGGAATATGTCTGAGCTCATCCACAGATTACATTCTGCTAACCTCAAGGTCATGGTTGAGACACAGGGGACGGTGTGGAAGGATTGGTTCTACTCCGTAGATGACCTGTGCCTCTCTCCGAAGCCTCCGTCGTCAGGTAACACCGTGACTGTGGAGATGTTTAAGGAGTTTCTCAGTAAGAGGTGGACGCAGAACGAGTCTCACTACCTCACCTTTTTTCAGAGAGCATATCTCAAGGTAGTTGTCTTTGACGATACTGACTATGAGTATGCTGTGGAGATGCACCAGAAGTTTCCAAAGTTTGACTTCTACCTGTCAGGTGGTACCTTTTCTCCGTACCTGCAAACTGTCTCTAACCCGCACCCAGCAGATCATGCTCCTGCGAGTGAGGACCTTGCTGTGACGCGGAAGAATGTCAGTAACAGGTACAGGTACATCGCTGAAAAGGTTGCAGGAGATCCCAGGATGAGGGACGTGAAGGTGCTCCCACAACTCCACGTCCTCGCATGGGGAAACGAAAGGGGTAGATAGTGGGCATGAAGAAAGAAGATTGCAGCGACAAGGTTTTCTTCGCTGCATCAGACCTTCTGCTTTCTCTTGGCGTGGACCTCACGGATGAGAACTACCGTGAGACGCCAGCGCGGTTTGGGTCCTATCTGGAGGCAGCGTTCTCCTACGATATCTCCAAGGACCTCGAGAAGTGGAAGAAGTCGGTGTTCCCAACTGAGTACGCCGGCATGGTCACGCAGACAGGGGTGAACGGGTACAGCATGTGCCCCCACCACCTCCTGCCTGTCCAGTATCGGATTGACCTTGCCTACATCCCAAAGGATAGTGTCATTGGTCTTTCTAAGCTTGCTCGCATGGCAATCGCCTGCTGCAAGACCCCTGCTTTGCAGGAGGACCTCGCTGTGAATATCGCCAACGCTCTCGAGAATGTCCTTGAGACAGAGAACGTGGCAGTTCTTGCTACAGGGGTGCACTCCTGCATGACCATTAGGGGCGTGCGGGCAGAGAATTCTAAGACAATCACCTCTATCTTTCGGGGTGATTTCTACACAGACCTGAATACGAGGAACGAGTTCCTCTCTCTTGCAAGGATGGCGCAATAATGGCAACGCTGAGGCTCGTGATTCTGAGCGGCGGACTTGACTCCGCAACTGCACTCGGGATTGCTAACCACGACCTAGAGGACAACGATAAGCTCGTCGCTGTCTCTTACAACTACGGGCAGAAGCACAGCATCGAGTTGGAGTGTGCTAAGGACCTCACAAAGCACTACGAGTGTGAGCACTTGATTGTGCCACTTGAGACGAACCTGTTTAAGGGCGGTGTCCTGACCACAGACACTCCAGTGCCAGATATGTCTTACGCAGACCTCCCGTCAGGCACCATGAGCCCGACCTACGTCCCCTTCCGCAACGGGACGCTGATTTCTATGTCCACGGCACTCGCTGACAGCATTCTGCAGCATGATGAAGGTGAGGGCGGCAACCTCGACAACGCACTTCTCTACGCTGGGATGCACGCAGAGGATGGTGCTGGGTTTGCCTACGCCGACTGTACTCCAGAGTTTTTGGGTGCGATGGCAAACGCCGTCTATGTAGGAACCTACCAGCGCGTGCGACTTCACGCCCTGTTCCAGCACATGGAGAAGGCAGACGTCATTCTGCAGGGATTCCAGAAGCGAGTGCCCTACGAACTCACCCACTCCTGTTACCGCGGTACGAGGCCTGCCTGTGGAACCTGTTCTACCTGTCGCGCACGCCTTGAGGCTTTCGACGCCTGCAATATGCACGACCCTATTGAGTACGAGGAGCGTTCCGTTGGCTTCTGAAAACGTGCTCGAAGAGGCACTTAGCACCGTGCAAGGCAGCCGCATGGATTCGCATGGCGAGCCTTGGGACAACATAGAGATTGTCCGCAAGATGTGGTCTGCTATCCTTAGTGTCGAGGTGACTACCGATCAGGTGTCTCTGATGATGATGGCTTTTAAGATTGCCAGGCACACCAACAACCCAGGCAGAGACAACATTGTAGATATCGCTGGGTATTGTTGGGTCCTTGAGAGGTGTGCTGAGTTTGAGAGGGGCGACATTGCCAACCCCTGACGAACTCAGAGCACAAGAGATAGAGCGCACTAATTCAGTTGGACATGCTGACTCTATCGAAAAGATTCTCTACCAACTCGCCACAGTCGCAAAGCACCCTATTGTGTACGAGGCGAAGTCTCTTAAGACAGGAAGGCCCCTTAAAGAGAGACGTTACGCCCCTCCAGTGAATGCTGTCGCTGTGACACCATCTCTTTTTCGCAAGTTCACCTGTGTCTCAGGCTGCACAGCGTGCTGCCAGAAGTTCACTCTTGACTACACGCCAAAAGAGTTTATTTACGCCACAAAGCACAAGGAGGGGTTTGAGGCTCGGGAGGTGACAGTCAATGGCAAGACCTACGAGATGTTCACCAACAACCAAAACGAGAACCCCATCTGTGATTTCCTGCGGGTTGAGAAGCCGACAGGTGGCCTAGGTTGTGACCAGTGGCCTTTGCCCCCGTTGTCCTGTGCCTCTGCTCCTCAGGTCCAGTTTATCCAGATGAGGCCAGGTATCACCTACATCCTCAAGAAGCCTTTTGGTCGTGCATGGGCGATGACTCCAACTCCCCAGTGCACCTTTGAGGAAGTGGATGACTTTGAGGAATACGATATCCCTGGAATCATTAAGATTATCAACAGGTTCCGGAACTGGGCAGACCACTTTGAGATTGAGACGTGTCTTGGCGAAGTGAGTGAGTTCCTTGTATCATGCGAGGAACAAAGCAGAAGGCCTACCTCCGCAACCTTTGTCTGGGCACCTTAATGAAAACAGCGTATATTCCACCCATCCCGCATCTACGAGATTTCGGGCATGGGGATTTTCATCTCATCCTGTCTCACCTGCTCGATGACCCTAATTACATGGAGCATTACAAGGCAGAAAGAGCGCAAGGAGCGTGGTTGCTCCTGGACAACTCAGCGCATGAGAACGGTGAGGGTGCAGACGCCGAGAAGTTGATGTACCAGGCACTCTCGATGCAGGTTCAGGAAGTAGTTGTGCCTGACGCCCTCGACCACGCAGACAACACCCTTGAGCGCACAATTGACGCTCTTGAGTGCTGGAACGAACTCGCTAGCGAGCATCACCTTTACGACCTTATCTCCAAGATGCGTTTCATGTACGTTCCGCAGGGTGAGAGTTACGAGCGTCTTGTCTACTGTCTGGATAACCTTGTCAAGGCTCATGTCTACAACGCTAGGCAAACAGGGTATCGCCTTGATTTCTCCATCGGAATCTCGAAGGACTACGAGGTGTTCGAGGGCGGGTTGCTCAGGTTCCTGGACGAAGAAATTAAGCCCATGCACCTAGCGTTTGCTAGAAATGGGGTTGATATTCAGATCCACATGCTCGGTTGGGGGCGTGACCTGTGGGCACTCAAAGAGATTTCTGCGAAGCACCCCTACCTTCGCTCTACTGACAGCGCAAAGCCTTTTGTGTACGCCCTTGACAACATCCAGCTTAACTCGGGTAAGCCTGCACCCCCGTACCCCACACGCCCAGAGAATTATTTCTACAAAGAGATGACTTCCCCGCAGTGCCAGATGGCGAACATTAACTGCTCTGTGTTTACAGCCTGTGCTGCGTGGTCCAGAGAGGTCTAGTCAGATGTCTGTTCTCGTTGTTTCAGATGTTCCGCTTAAAAGAGGCACAGGCCTCAACATCCTTGACTCTGTGTTTCGTGCTGTCAAGGTTCCCTACAAACTAATTAGCGTCTTGCCAGAGGGCACTGACCCGAAGAAGGTTAAGGCGGATAGGTGGCTTGAGGAGGTCACCCGTGTCCAAAATGAAGCTAGAAAGCACGACAAAATTCTCGTACTTGGATCTGTTAGTGCTTCTGTTGTTTTTGACAGTAGCAAGTCTGTTCCGCTATCTAAAGTTCGTGGTAAGGGGTTCGTAGCACCTACAGGTCATTACACCGTCTGCACTTACCACCCACTTTCTGTTTACAGAGACCCAGACCTGTTCCGTGACTTCGCGTATGACGTAACCAAGTTGTGCGAGAACAGCAAGCCTATTGAGACACCTGACCTCGAGATTCAGGTTGTTGAGTCAGAGTCAGAACTCAGCCTCCTCAACGACCTG